ATGAAACCCGGCGCGCTGAGGTCCGGGCTAAACTCATTGATATCGCAACTCGAATGCGTGCCGACCTGGCAGAGCAAGCTGGATCAGTGGATGGACCAGCATCTGGTATCGGATGAGGATTTAGACTGGTTCGATCGCTGGGGCACGCAGGCGCACCCGCACCAGACGCCGCCGGAAGGCGAGTGGATGACCTGGCTGCTGCTGGGCGGGCGCGGGTCGGGCAAGACGCGCGCCGGGGCCGAATGGGTGCAGGAAATGGCCGAACCGGGCGTGCGGATCGCCCTGATCGGCCCCAGTCTGCACGATGTGCGCGAAGTGATGATCGACGGGCCGTCGGGCCTCAAAGCCATCGCAGCGCACGACGGGCGGCCCGAATACGAAATTTCGCGGCGGCGGCTCATCTGGCCCAACGGGGCGATGGCCTATGCCTTTTCTGCCGAAGACCCGGAAAGTTTGCGCGGGCCGCAGTTTCATTATGCGTGGGCGGACGAATTCTGCGTCTGGCGCAAGCCGGCGGAGACTCTGGCGCTGTTGCGCATGGGCTTGCGGCTGGGCCAAAGGCCCCGTTTGTGCGTCACCACGACGCCCAAACCCGTGGCGGCGCTGAGCAAACTGATGGCTGAGCCGGGGCTGGAAATCCGCCGCGCGGCAACCAAGGAGAACGCGCAATTTCTGTCGGACAGTTTTCTGTCCGGCCTTGAGACCCTCTATGGCGGCACGCGGCTGGCGGCGCAGGAGCTGGACGGGCAGGTGGTCGAAAATTCCGATCGCGCCTTGTGGCGCGCGGCGGATTTCGAGGCCTGCCGCGGCAATGCACCCGCCACCTTCGATGAGGTGATCGTGGCGGTGGACCCGCCCGTGACCCAGAATGGCGATGCGTGCGGCCTGATCGTCGCCGGACGGCGGGGCGATCGCGCCTATGTGCTGAAGGACGCTTCGGTGTCCGGCCGCTCGCCCACCGGATGGGCGACGCAAGCGGCGGCTCTGGTGCGTGAGCACGCCGTCCGGCGGGTGGTGGCCGAAGTCAATCAGGGCGGCGATATGGTCGAGACGGTGCTCAAAAGCGCGGGCGTTGAGGTGCCCGTACATAAGGTGCGGGCGCGCGTCGGCAAACGGCTGCGCGCTGAGCCGGTGGCGGCGCTTTATGAGCAGGGGCGGGTGGTGCATGTGGGTCAGTTTCCGTTGCTCGAAGAGGAGCTGATGGGGCTGGGTGACGGGTCGCTTGATCATTCGCCGGACCGTGCCGACGCGCTGGTCTGGGCCATCACGGCCCTGCTGATCGACGGTCGCGCCGAGCCGCGACTGCGGCGGATGTAACGTTTTTGAGGACACTATGACCTTTCTTAACGACCTGTTCGGGCGGCGAAGCCGTGCGCCCGAAATCCCGGAAACCAAGGAGTCGGCCTCGCGCGCCCTGATCGCCCTGACCGGGGCCGGGCGGCCGCAGTGGACGCCACGCGCCTATGAGGCGCTGGCGCGCGAAGGCTTTGCGCGCAACGCCGTGGCCTATCGCTGTGTACGGATGATTGCCGAGGCGGCGGCCTCGGTACCGCTGCGCGTCGATGTCAATGGTCGTCACGACCCCACGCATCCGCTGGCGCAACTGATGGAGCGGCCCAATGGCGAGCAGGGCGGGGCCGACCTGCGTGAGGCGCTGTATGCGTCTTTGCAAACCGCCGGCAATGCCTATCTGGAGGCGGCGGAACGCCCGGACGGTCAGAGGGAGCTGTGGGCCCTGCGCCCGGAGCGCGTGAAGGTCGTGCCCAATGCGCGCGGCTGGCCCGACGCCTATGAATACGGTGTGGACGGACGATCGGTGCGTATCGGGCGCGATAATGAGGGCTGGCCGAAGGTGTTGCACCTCAAACAGTGGCACCCGCTCGATGACTGGTACGGCTTTTCGCCGCTGGAAGCCGCCGTCTTTGCCATCGACGTGCACAATGCGTCTGGTGCCTGGAACAAAGCGCTGCTCGACCATTCGGCGCGACCGTCCGGCGCCCTGATCTATGGCGGCAAGGGGTCTGAGCGCCTGACCGAAGATCAGTTTGAGCGGCTGAAGGCGCAACTGGACGACACCCATACGGGTACGGACAATGCCGGGCGGCCCCTGCTGCTGGAAGGCGGGCTCGACTGGAAGCCGATGTCCTTGTCGCCGTCGGAAATGGACTTTATCGCGGGCAAGCACGCGGCGGCGCGCGAAATCGCCCTGGCCTTTGGCATTCCGGCGCAACTGCTGGGTATACCCGGCGACAACAGCTACGCCAATTACCGCGAAGCCAATGCCGCCTTCTGGCGACACACAGTCCTGCCGCTGGTCGAACGGACGACGCGTGGCCTGTCCAACTGGCTGGCGGCCAAATATCCGCAGGCGCGGCTCGTGCCGGAGCTGGATGCGCTGCCCGCCCTGTCGGTGGAGCGCGAAGCCCTGTGGGCGCGGCTCAACGCGGCGGCCTTTGTCAGCGAAGCCGAGAAGCGGCGGCTGGCGGGGCTGAGTGCAGCGGAAAAGCCTGAGGGGAGGGCCGATGACTGACATCTTCACCGGTGGCGTCATCGTCACCATCGTCCTGCAATCGGCGGCGGCCCTGATGTGGTTCGGTCGCGCCAGCGCGCGGCTCGATACGCTGGAGGCGCGCCTGCAACAGCAGGCGGGCGTGGTTGAGCGTCTGGCGCGGCTGGAGGAACAGGCGCTGGCCACCCGTGCCGCACTGTCGCGCATCGAGGCCAAGCTCGATCAGGAGCGTGGTTGATGGTGCCCATCGAAGGCTATGCCTCGCGCTTTTTTGAGCGCGATCTCAATGACGATGTGGTGGTGCCAGGCGCCTTTCGCGACAGCCTGATCCGTTCCGGGCCCGAAGGGGTGCGGATGCTCTATCAACACACTGTCCGCACCCCCATAGGCGTGTGGGACGAGGTGTATGAGGATGAGACCGGCCTGTTCGTCCGGGGACGGATCATTCCTGTCACACCCGAAGCCCGCATGGCGGCCAGTGTCGCCGAAGCGGGCCTGATCGACGGGCTCAGTATCGGTTTTGAGGCGCAAAAGACGCGCCCCGACGCCACGGGCCGCCTGCGGGTCTTAAGCGCCGTATCTCTGTGGGAGGTGTCGCTGGTGACCTTCCCCATGCTGCCCAGCGCGCGGTTCCGCGTGGCGCAAACCTCTTCGCGTCTCCCCTGAGGGAGAGCGGATTTTCAGGAGACATCAATGAAAGAAACCAAACACGCGGTCGCTTCGACCGAGGTGCGTGCGGCTTTGCACGACGTGCTGTCGGCCTTCGAGGCCTTCAAGACCGCCAATGATCAGCGCCTCAGCGCGCTCGAAAAGAAGTCGTCCGATCCGCTGATCGACGATAAGGTCGAGCGCATCGAACAGGGTCTGCAAAGCGCGCAATCGCGGCTCGATCGCCTGATGAGCCAAAAGGCGCGCCCCGAGCTGTCGGCCCCGTCGCCTCAGCCGGACGAAACCAAGTCCGCCTGGGACAGCTATATGCGCTCTGGCCGGGTGACGGTTGAGCTGAAGGCCGGGCTTTCGACCGGTTCCGGCACCGGCGCGCTGGCCCCCTATGAGACCGAGCGTTTTATCGAACGCCGTCTGGCGCAGGTGTCGCCGATGCGGTCTCTGGCCACGGTGCGGACCGTCGGCGCGGCCACCTTCCGTAAGCCGATTTCGACGGCGGGCGTCGCGGCGGGCTGGGTGGCGGAAACGGCCAGCCGCCCGGAAACCGACCCGGCCACCCTGTCGCTGATGGAGTTTCCGGCGGCCGAGCTTTACGCCTCGCCGGCGGCCACTCAGGCGCTTCTGGACGACAGCTTCATCAATCTCGATGAATGGCTGGCGGCGGAAATCGAAGATAGCTTCGCGGCACAGGAAACCGCGGCCTTCGTCTCCGGTGACGGCGTCAACAAGCCCAAGGGCTTCCTCAGCTATGCGACGGCGGCCAATCCTTCCGCGAGCTGGGGGCAGATCGGCTATGTGGCCAGCGGCGCGGCGTCGGGCTTCGCCGCATCGGCCCCGACCGACGCGCTGATGGACCTGATCTACGCCCCGGCGGCACAGTATCGTCCGAACGCGCACTTTGTGATGAACCGCCGCACGGCCGCGACGATCCGCAAGTTCAAGGACGCCGACGGTCACTACATCTGGCAGCCGACCCAGCAGGCGGGGCAGTTGCCGCAACTGCTCGGCTATCCGGTGCAGGAGATCGAGGCCATGCCGGACATCGCCGCCAATGCCACGCCGGTGGCCTTTGGCGATTTTGCGCGCGGCTATCTGATCGTCGATCGCGCGGGCCTCAGCGTGCTGCGCGACCCCTATTCGGCCAAGCCCTATGTGCTCTTCTACACCACCCGGCGCGTCGGTGGCGGGGTGCAGAATTTCGATGCGCTCAAACTCCTGAAAGTGGCGGCGTCGTAGTCGGATTACACCTCCCTGCCTCTGGCGGGGAGGGGGACCGCACGAGCCGAAGGCGAGATGTGGTGGTGGGGTGTCTTAGATCCCACCCCTGACCTCAACACGTTGAGATGTATAGGAACCTCCCTCATGTCTGATCCTGTGTTGCTCGCTGAAGCGAAGCTGTTTTTGCGCGTCACTCACGATGAGGAAGACGCGCTGATCACCACCCTTATAGCCGCTGCCGTAGCGCGACTGGAAACCGCGCTGGGCCTGAGGCTGGAGGCCGGGTCGCCCGCGCCCCTGCGTCTGGCTGTGCTCGATCTGATCGCGCGCGCCTATGACACGCGCGGCGAAGGCACGGTCTCGCTCGATGGTCTGGAGCCGTGGATCGCGCCCTATCGTGAGGTGCGGCTGTGACGCGGCTGTCCACGGCGCAACTCAAAACCCCGGCGCGGGTGTTCACCCTTCTGCGCACCGAAACGCCCTTCGGAGGCATCACCGAAACGCGCCGCTTCGAAGGCGTCACCTGGGGCGAATTTACCCCACGCCCACCCACCGAAGCGCCGGCGGGTGAGGGTGTCCTGCGTTTTCGTCAGTACGCGGAATTTACCTGCCGGTCGGCGGCTCCTGCTGTGCGCGGCAGCGTGCTGACGATCCGTGGCGAAGACTGGACCGTCCTGTCTGTGTCGTCGGATGCCGATGACCAAACCCTGATGACCCTCGAAAGGAGGCGGTAAGATGCCGCTCGATCCTCAACCGCTCGACCCTTTGCGCGACCTGCAAAAAGGGCTCATCGCGCATCTCAAAGACCACGCGCCGTTGCAAACCTGGTTGGGGGCGCAGGTGCGTATCCACGACGCTGTGCCGCCTGAGCCCGTCTATCCCTACGTGCTCGTAGATCGTGTCGAAGCGCAACCCTTCGGCGGTGTCGGCGTCGCCGCGACCGAACAGGCGGTGACGTTGCGCGTCGTCTCCGATTTCGACGGCACCGAAGAGGCGCGCGCCATCGCCAGCGAACTGCGCGTGGCGCTCGATCAGGCGCAGGTGCCGCTCGACAGCCACCATCTGGTCAGCCTGCGTGTCACCTATCTCGATGTGTTTCGCGGCGCGGATCGGACGGTCTTTGCGCTTCTGCGATTGAGGGCTGTGACAGAACCGATCTGACATTTCCGACTCTGATTTTTCAAAACAAGGAACGCTCACATGGCCCTGCAAAAAGGCCGCGACATGCTGCTGAAAATTTCGGACGGGACGGGCTTCGTCACCGTGGCCGGATTGCGGGCGCGCACCGTGTCGCTCAATGCCCGCACCGTCGATGTCACCGATTCCGACAGCCCCAATGGCTGGCGCGAACTGCTGGCCGGAGCGGGGGTCAGGTCGCTGTCCGTCTCCGGTTCCGGCGTGTTCAAAGACGCCGCCTCCGATGCGCAGATGCGCGACGCCTTCTTCGCCCAGACGGCCCGCACCTGGCAGATCGTCGTGCCCGGTTTCGGCGTCTTCAGCGGGGCGTTTCTGATCGCCGCGCTGGAATATGCCGGTGAGCACGACGCGGAGGCGACCTTCGCCCTGACGCTCGCTTCGGCGGGGGAGGTGGCCTTTGATGCGCTGTGAGCCCGCCAATACCGCGCGTGGCGAAGTGTCGGCGACGCTGGGCGGACAGTCTGTGCGTCTGTGCGTGACACTGGGGGCGCTGGCGCAGCTTGAGGCGCATTTCGGCGTGCGCGGCTTTGCCGCCCTGGGGCAGGCCCTGACGCAGATGGGGGCGCAGGATGTCTGCGTTGTTCTGAGCGCGCTGGCGCTGGATGATCTGCCGCCGCCCGACGCTTTCAGCCTGAGCGAAGCCGTCGTCGCCATCGTCGCCGCCGTGCGGGCCATGACCCATGACTGAGTGGGCGGCGATGCTGCGCTTTGCCGTGCGCGAGTGCCATCTGAGGCCTGCCGATTTCTGGCGCTTAAGCTGGCGTGAATGGCTGTGGCTGACAGCCACGCCAACACGCCCAGTCCTGTCACGTGACGTGTTCGAAACAATGAAGAAGGCCTTCCCCGATGACTGACACCCCCTTGAGCGGTCTGACGCAACAGGCCAATGAAGCCGCCGTCGCCTTGCAGGCGCTGAAAGGCCCGGCGGAGGAGACGGCGGCCAGCATCGAAGCCGCCTTCGGCAAGGCCGGGGAGTCGCTGGCGCGCAGCCTGAGCCGCGCGGCGAAGGACGGTGAAATCAGCCTCAATGAACTGGCCTCGGCCCTGATCAGCGCCCTCAATGCGGCGGGCGCCACCTCAAGCAGCGGATCGCTCAGCGCGGTGCTGGGGGAGGTGTTTTCGGGCCTGTCCGGTTTCGCCGGGGCGCGCGCCGACGGTGGTCCGGTGACCGCGGGCGGCGCCTATCTGGTCGGGGAGCGCGGGCCGGAATGGTTCCGCCCGGCCACGTCGGGGCAAATCGACACGGCCACGGGGCCAACGGTGCATCTGACGCTTAATCTGAGCGGTGGACAAGACAGTCTTGTCCGATCTGAAACACAGATCGCCACGGCGCTGCAACGCGCGGTTCGTCTGGGGATGAGGTAGGCCATGTTCCACGAAGTGACCTTTCCGGCGCGGCTGGCCTTCGGCTCAGGGGCCGCGATCGAACGCCGCGTGCGCGTGACGACTCTGGCGTCGGGTTATGAGCAGCGGGTGAGTAGCTGGGCGCTGGGGCGGCGGCGCTACCTGATCGGCGCGGGTATCCGGCGTATGGCCGATGCCTCGGCGCTACTGGATTTCTTCGAGGCGCGCGAAGGGCCGTTATTCGGTTTTCGCTTCCACGATTTCAGCGACGGCCGTAGCGGTCCTACCGCCGCGCCGACCGATCAGGTGATCGGCACGGGCGATGGCCACACCCGCGACTTTCAGCTCTGTAAAACCTATGGCGCGGTGGTTCGGCCCATCCGCAAACCCGTCGCGGACAGCGTGCGTGTGGCGGTCAATGGCGTCGAACGGTTAAGCGGTTTCGACATGGATCACACGACCGGTATGGTGAGGTTTGCGGTGCCCCCCGCAGAAGGGGCAACGGTCACCGCCGGCTTTCACTTTGATGTGCCGGTGCGCTTCGACAGTGACCGCATCGACCTGACCCTGGAAGGGTTCGACGCCGGTCGCGTGGCGGCCATACCGCTGATCGAGATCCGGGTATGACCGGCATATTCGCAAGGAGGGGAACCCGTCATGCGTGAGATACCTGCCGCTCTTTCGGCGGCCTTCGACAGCGGTGCCGTGACGCTGTGTCAGGTGTGAATACTGACCCGCGCCGATGGGGTGAAGCGGGGCTTCACCGACCACGATCAGGACCTGCACGTTCAGGGCGTCACCTGCGCGGCCAGCAGCGGCTGGACCGCCGGAGCGGCGCGCAGCGAGCTGGGTCTGGACAATGGAGATAGGTCTGTCTCTGGCGTGCTTTCGGACGTTGATCTGCGGGCTGAGGATATCCGCGCCGGGCTTTATGACGGGGCGCAGATCGACACCTATGCGGTGGATTGGCGCAACAGCGACATCTTCGTGCCCGTGAGTTCCGGCACGCTGGCGCGCATCGAAATGCGCGGGCAGGATCAGGCGGCGTTCGTCGCCCATGTCGAAGGTCCGGCGGCGCGGCTTCAGCGGAGTATCGGGCGGCGCTATACACCGCTGTGTGACGCGCAACTGGGCGATGCGCGCTGTGGGCTCAGCGATCCGGTGGGCACCTGCGACAAACGCTATGCGACGTGCCGCGATGTGTTTGCCAATACCCTCCATTTTCGCGGTTTTCCGGACCTGCCCGGTGAGGATTTTATCACCCTCTATCCGCGCTCAGGGGACGCGCTGGATGGTGCGTCGCGCGGCGGGACGGGGCGGCTGTGAGGCGGCAGATCGTGGCCGAGGCGCGGCGCTGGCTCGGCACGCCCTATCAGCATGGTCAAAGCGTTTGTGGCGTCGGTTGCGACTGTCTGGGGCTGATCCGCGGCGTGTGGCGCGGCCTCTACGGGCCTGAGCCGTGGGCGCTTGATCCGTACACCGGCGACTGGGCGGAATGTAGCGGTGAGGAGCGGCTGAAAACGGCCTGTGATCGCTGGCTGCGGCCCGTCGCGCTCACGGCCGCACAGGCGGGGGACGTGCTGATCTTCCGTATGCGTGACACGGCGGTGGCTAAGCACGCGGCGATCCTCAGCACGGGCCCTATCGAAGACCCGCGCGCGCAACTGATCCACGCCTATTGGGGTCACGCGGTGACCGAAACCTGGCTGGGGCGCTGGTGGCGACGGCATCTGGTCGCGGCCTACGCCTATCCGGACGCCGCACATTTAACCCCATCGTCTTCGAGACGGGACGGTCTCGAATCCACCTCCCCTAAAATTAGGGGAGGCGCTTTTCGCAGAGATTTATCATGGCACAACTGACGCTGAGTACATTGGGCGGGGCCCTGGGTGGACCGGTGGGTGCGGCCATTGGCGGGCTGATCGGCAATGCCATTGACCGCACACTGATCAATGGCCTGTCGCCCGTGCGGCAGGTCAGGCCGCGTTTGCAGGGCGTGCGCGTGGCCGCCGCCGATCAGGGCGCGCCGATGGCGCAGGTCTATGGACGCGGGCGCGTCGCCGGGACCGTGCTGTGGAGCGCGCGGCTGAAAGAAAACCGCACAAGGACGCGCGCCTCCAAGAGTACGCCGCAGACGGAAAGTTTCAGCTATTCGCTGTCCTTTGCCGTTGGCCTGTGCGAAGGCCCGATTGACGGCATCGGGCGCATCTGGGCCGATGGGCAGTTGCTCGATCAGACAGGGCTGTCTTATCGGCTCTATCGCGGCGAAGCGGATCAGATGCCCGATCCGCTGATCAGCGCCATCGAAGGCGATGCGCCGGCCTATCGCGGCTTGGCTTATCTGGTGTTCGAAGACCTGCCGCTGGCCGCCTTTGGCAATCGTCCGCCCAACCTGTCGGTAGAGGTGTTTCGACGCCCGCCGGGTGAGGGGCTTGAGACGCTGATCGACGGGGTGTGCCTGATCCCCGGCGCGGGGGAGTTCGTCTATGCGACGACGCACAATGCCGTGCGCGAAGGCCTGAGCGGCGCGCGCTGGGAGACGCTGAACACCGCCGACGGGCGGCCGGATTTTCTCGTCTCGCTCGATCAGCTTGAGGCGCACCTGCCCAACGTAAAGCGCGTCAATCTGATCATAAGCTGGTTTGGTGACAGTCTGGAGGCCGGTGTATGCCGCCTGCGGCCCGGTGTCGAACAGGCGATCAAGCGCACAGAACCCGAAGTGTGGTCCGTGGCCGGCATCGGACGCGACGCGGCGCACCTGATCAGCACGCAGGACGGTCGCCCTGTCTATGGGGGCACGCCGTCCGATGCGTCAGTGATCGCCGCAATTCGTCTGCTGAAACAGCGCGGTTACGAAGTGACTTTGGTGCCCTTCATCCTGATGGATTGCGAAGGCTTTCCCTGGCGAGGGCGCATCATTTCGGCGCATAATCTGACACCGCAGGCGGCGTTGGACGTGGACAGCTTTTTTGGCACGGCGGACGGCTGGGGGCTGCGGCGGTTTGTGCGCCATCTGGCCGAGCTGGCGGTCGCGGCGGGTGGCGTCGATGCCTTGCTTTTGGGCTCTGAGTTGCGCGGGATTACCACCCTGCGCTCGGATGCCGTCACCTATCCGGCGGTGGCCGCGTTCAAGGCGCTGGCGGCGGACATTCGCGCCATCGTCGGGCCGCAGACAAAGCTGTCCTATGCCGCCGACTGGAGCGAATATTTCGGTCATCACGTCGGCACTCATGCTGTGTTTCACCTCGACCCGCTGTGGGCCGATGCGAATATCGACTTTGTCGGCATCGACTGGTACGCTCCGCTCACGGATTGGCGCGATGGTGTGCACCTCGATGCGGCGCTGGCGCAGACGCCCTATGATCCCGACTATCTGCGCTCGCGCGTGCGTGGCGGTGAGGGGTTTGACTGGTTTTATGCCTCTCAGGCAGACAGAGACGGACAGGTCCGTTCACCTATCGCCGATGGAGCCTTTGGCGAAGACTGGATGTTCCGCCCGAAGGATATTCATGGTTGGTGGAGTCATCTCCATCACGATCGTCCGGCGGGCGTGCGACAGGCGACGCCGACGGCGTGGGTGCCGCAATCTAAGCCTGTGCGTTTCATCGAATATGGCTGCGGCGCGATAGATAAGGGGCCGAACGCGCCCAACCTGTTTGTCGATCCCAAATCCTCCGAAAGCGCCATTCCGCCCTATTCCAGCGGGGCGCGGGATGACCGGGCGCAGCGGTCCTACCTGATGGCGCTGAGTCAGTTCTACGCCGATCCGGCCCATAATCCGCTGAGTTCTGTCTATGGTGGCCCCATGCTGTCGGGCATGGAGGTGTGGTGCTGGGACGCGCGGCCCTATCCGGATTTTCCGCAGCGGAATGCCGTATGGGGCGATGCCGGCAACTGGCGTACGGGGCACTGGCTGAACGGGCGCGTCGGGTCGGCTGAAGCAAAGGCGCTGCTGAACGCCCTTGCCGATCAGGCGGGGGTGACTCTCGACGTGAGCGCCGTCGAAGGCGTGATCGACGGCTATGTGATCGAGCAGCCGATAACAGCGGCGCGGGCGCTGGAGCCGCTTTTGTCCTACCTGGGGCTGGACCTGTGCGAGCGGGGGCATGGCCTGAAAGTCATAGGCGCGCCGACGGCTGAAGTCGTGTTGTCTTCGGACGCTCTGGCCGATCACGAGCGCGAGCCGGTTTTGGCGCGGCGCGAGATGATCGAAGCGCCGTCGGCCCTGACGCTGCGCTGTTACGATCTGGACCGCGACTATCAGGTGCTGGCGGTGCACGCGCGCTCAGAGGTCGAGGGCGGGCCGACGATGCAGCTTGATCTCGGTCTCACCCTGTCGGCGGCGCAGGCGCGGGCGTTTGCCCGCCGCACCCTGTCTGAGGCGCGGCGCGTGCGCGAAGCCGTGACGCTGGATGTCGGGCCTCTTGAGTTGCTGCGCTTTGAAGCGGGGGATGCGGTGCGCTTCGACGGGCGGCCCTACCGCATTGCCGTGAGCGAAGACGCTGAACGTCCAACACTTACCCTCGCGCCCCTGCCGGAACCGGCGGTGGTCATACCTTACGAACCGTCGGGCGGTACGACCGTCAGCCGGGCCCTGCTGACCGGGTTCTGGCTGCTCGACCTGCCGCCGTTCGGGGCCGATGAGCGCAACGGGCGACCGGTGCTGGCGGCGACCGCCGCGCCGTTCAGCGGCGTCGATATCTATGCCGGGACCTCTGCCAGCACGCTGACCCTGCGTGGCCGTGTCGATCAGGCGGCGGGTGTGGGGACGACGCTTCAGAGCCTGCCCGCCGGACAGGTTGCCAAGTGGAACAGACCGGCCTGTCTCGACATTTATCTCGAAAACGCGACCTTGCAGACGCGCTCAGAGGCTGATGTGCTGTCCGGTGAGAATTTTATCTGCGTTTGGGGCGCGGGGGGTGAATGGGAGATCATCCAGTTTCTCCGGGCACAGATGATCGCGCCGCGCCAGTGGCGCTTAGGCGGCCTGTTGCGCGGGCAATGGGGGACGCAGACCCAGCCGATAGACGAAGGGGCCTTGGTTATCGTCCTGCCCGAAGTCGTGCGGGCGGATGTTTTGGACGCCGAACACGGACTGCCGCGTCTGTGGCGGGCGGGGCTGTCGGGCTTCGGCGCGCAGGCGGAGGGCGCGATAGATATTGAGACGGTGTGGACCGGTATCGGCCTCAGACCGCGCGCACCGGTGCATGGGCGGATAAGGCGGGAGGCGGAGGGTTTGCACGTCCGCTGGATACGCTGTGCCCGCTATGGCGGGGATTCGCTCGATTACGAACCGCCGCTCGAAGACGGTTATGAGGCCTATCGACTGCGCTTTTATCAGGGCACGGATTTGCGCCGTGAGGTGGAGGTGACGCAGAGCGCCTTTATATATGGCTCAGACTCTATCGCCACTGACTATCCGGGCGGGTTCGATGCGCTCAGCCGGGTTGAAATCGCGCAGAAAGACCCCACATCGCGTGTTGGTTTGGCGCTGGAGATGTCTTTATCGGCTTGACTTGTGACGCATCCTTCGCCAACGGCATTCTCGTAATTGTGGCCGGTAATTGCTGAGGTTCCATTTC